AAAGAGGATAGGTATCACAGCGCAACTGGCGGTGTGTAGTTGTTGAGTTCGACTGCGAGGCGCTTGTTGCCCCTACTGCTATTGCATGGAACATGGCAGGTTGGGCAGCCCTCCACCCCGTGTGCAGGTCGGGATAGGTGGGGCTCGTAGGGTTGGTTGCTCCACACTGACAGCGGGATCAGGTGGTCAGCGGTATGGGCATCCCCGTGTCCGCAGAGGTGACAGTGGTGACCCCACATTTGGAAGACCTGCTTCTTCCATCGCAGGTAGTCGGGTCCACTACGCCAGTTGATGGGGGTATATGCCAGGCAGTCGAGGTTGGGGGGTAGGTATATGCCCAACGCGCGCAGCATCTCCCACGGTGGTTCGTCGAGGGGGTGCCGGTCGGTCCGCTTCTTGCGCCCGTTGTTGGGTCGACTGCGGATCTTCCTCACGTAGGTGGTGGCGGCTGCGGGCTCGATCCGTGCAGCCGACACGAGATCGTCGCCCGCAGCCTCTCCCACCCTAGGAGATTCCTGCGCGTATCGTAGCAGGTCGTTTGGTCCGTCCACCACTACACGCTCCCTGTCTGGTCGTTGGCTATGGGGAAGATCCCGTTCGGGTCTGTGTAGCCCAGCGACGGTGGTCCCGCCCGACGGTTTTGGAAACCATCGTCCTTCTCGTAGGGGGCAGAGTCACACCACCGACAGTAGTGCACACCGAATGTCGACCCGTCGAGCATCCACCGCTCCCTCCCGCACCCGCATTGGCTGTTCATGGCTCCGGGACCACTCGCTTGCCGAAGAGCCTGACTGCTGGCGGGTTGTCCAGATAGGCCAGCATGCGCTGGAAGTAGCGCGGGTCGTCTCGCACCCTCCCGAGCAGGTCATTGCAGTGTTTGCATAGCGCCCCCCGCACCACCCCGGTTTGGTGGTCGTGATCGGTACTGAGTGAACGGGTCTTTCCAGTGTAGCCCGTCCACTCAGCGCAGATACACCCTCCGCCCTGGAATTCGATGAGCTCCTGCTTTTCCTCCGCAGAGATCCCGAATACTCGGCGCTGGTAGGTATCCTGCCGAGACGCCTTCTTTGCCTTCTTGCGCTTCCGGATGTCCTCGAGACAGAGCTGGACCTTCGGGGAGACCTGAGTTAGCTTGCGCGTGGTCGACCCGCAGTCGGTGCATGCAGGCTTCACTTGCATCGTCCGATCCAATCGATCTCGGTTGGGCAGGCATCGTCGGCCGCAGTGACATGCATCGCCATCCCACAGAGCGCCAATACGATCAGCAAGGGGATGAGCGAGCTCCACCAGATTCTGCGATACCATGGTTTCACAGCGCAGGCCCCTTCGCGGTGTAGTGATGAAAGCCGTTGTCGTCGCGGGAGTCGACCAGCAACCCCCTTTCGACCAGGATCGCGAGGCACTTTCGGGCGACGCTGGGGTTGAGGGACAGCTTGGAGATCACCCGGTTCGTCGACGCGCCGGGGTTATCCGACACGAACGTCAGGATCTTCTCGGCATGCGTCCCTGGACGCGGGTACATCGTTGGAGCCTTCTGAGTCATGTGGCGATCCTATCAGTAGGGTGGAGTCAGATCCCGAGACCGGTCGGAAACCTGCCCGAGCACCACAGGCCACTTTACATCGCATCGGTGCTGCGGGTAGAGCCTCCCGAGGTACTTCCCGGACAGCCTCGAGGCGTCCATATGCACCAGACCGCTTCGTCGAATGCAGTACAGCTCGATCCGATTCAACGTGGCCCACAGGGCTTGTCCGGTGTCGAGCACGACGAACTCGACCTCGGCCTTGAGACCCTCGGCGACCCCGGCAGCGAACCAGACACCGCAGCGCGCGCAGGGTCGGACCACCGGGATAGTCGTCTCGAAATGGACAGGCCTCGGGATGGCCTTCTTCTTGCGTGGAGGCACTTTGTCTACCCTCCATTACTCTCCGTGAGCGATGAGCGATGAGAGCGATGAGCGATGAGAGGGGGTATGCGCGCTACAGCACCCCTACCCCTATCCCCCCTGGAGGGCCTCCCATACAAGGAGGGGGGGGGTACCGGCCCCCCTAGGAAAGAGCGCTCCTCCGCGCTGCGTAGATACCCCGCCCTCATCGCTCATCGCTCATCGCTAGCACTCCCCGTTTATCGGTGTCTCATCGCTAGCTCTCATCGCTAGCCGATCACTGGCTGCCACGACAGCATCCGAATCTTCCGACCGCCTCGGCTGACTTCCGGTCCCTGAACCACTCCTGGGGTCGCCACGAGGGCAGCCAGCACGTCGGTCGCGAATTCTCGCTGCGTCCGGGCGTCCATCACGGCTTCCCGAATCTGCTTCGGGCTGTACTCCTGCCCCGGCGAGTCCTGCAAGATGCGCAGGGCCTTCCCCCCGATCTCCTGAATGCGCTCGGCTCGCCGGTCCTTCAGCGCGGGTGTGGCGACAGCCTCGGCCATCGCGACCATCGCTCGCCCCCGACCCTTGCGGCGGTTCTCTTCCTCCTCGGCTTCCTCGAGGGCACGCTGGCACTCAGCCCGAGTCAGGTTGCTGGTCCACATGATCGGCTCAGCGAGCTGCCAGTCGTCCTCAGTCACCTCCATACGCCGATCGAGGAACGCCAGCAGCGCCGCGACCTTCAGCCGAGTCAGCAGGCTGTGCGAGTCCATGCTGGCCTCGTCCGAGATCAGGTTGAGCTCTCGGGCGTCGATGATCGCATCCTGCGCGATCTGACAAACCGGGATCTCGTACCGGGGCTGCACCTCGACCTGGACGGGCTCGTCCTTCTCGCCCCGCTGCTCGCCTTGTGGCACCCAGACGTCGAAGTCGAGCGTCGGCGGGGCGCACGAGTAGGGCGGTGGAATCAGCCTGTCTGTTCTGCGTATCGCTGCCGGGTCGGTGACTGGCAGCCACAACCAGCGCTGCGGCGTCCCCCCGTCCTCGTCGTGCAGCAGCACCCCCGACCGCTTCGGCTGAATGCCCGCGACCACCGAGGCCCTGTAGGCATGTGCCCGAACCGGGCGTCGCCTCTCCTTGGCCGCGTACTTGGCCCCCAGCGCTTCCCCGCTCCACATCTTGCGCAGGGTCGGCAGCAGCGACGAGCCTGCCATCTCGGCGTGCGCCTTCACCGTGTCGATCTCGGGCACGTAGAAGAAGGCCACGTCGTTGAACTGCACGGGTCCGCTCTTGGCCGGGGTCTCGGTGAACGACGAGTCGATGCCCTGGCTGGTCCCGACCTCCTCGACCATGAACCGACCCTGGACGTCTAGGAACTCGGTTGCCACAGCCGTCGCCGCCCCCTTGCCCTTGCCGCTCGGTCCGACCAGCCCGACCAGCAGGTTGAGGCTCGCCACACCGCCGACGATCGGCGGCAGCACCACGTGCGGACCGATCCGACACGAAGCCAGCGCAAGTACGGCACCCAGCGTCGCCCAAGGAGAGACTCGCCTCTCACGCGCGAGCCAGCGGATGCGGTGCAGGATCTGCCTGCGCTGCCAGAAGTCGACCACCATCTGCGGCGGCCCAGCCTCACGCACTGGTATCAGGTCGGTGCCCGGAGGGCTCTCGGAGGGCCTGGCAGGCCCTGGGGGTGCGTCCGTACCGGCCAGGCCATCCTGATTCGCGGGAGAAGCCACGAGACCGGTCGTCGGTACCACCGCGCGCTGGGGCATCAGCCGCTGCCGGATGTGCTTCGCTGCCTCGCGTACGTCGCCCCGATGGTCCCGGTAGGCCAGATACTGTGCAGCCGACAACCCCCGATCCGTGGGCAGGTCCACCGACGTGCTGAAGTTGATCAGCGTTTGCCTGCCGTCGGGGTTGGTCATCACGTTGGCCGACACGCCGTCTTTCGGATCCTTGCCTGGCCGGACGTAGTAGTCCCGTTCCTCGTGCGTGTAGGCGTACGTCCAGCCGTCGGCAACCAGCATCTGCCCGAGGTCGTTCTGGCGGCAGAACCAGTCCAGCGGGCTTTCCTCGCCGACAGGGTTGTCGAAGCGTGCGGGTGCGACCAGCTTCGTCCTCCCCGGCGGCAGCGACACAACGGCGCGTCGCGGCGGCGGTTCCACCCTCGGCCTATCGGCCTGGGGTTTGCTGAGGATGCCTGGGCACGACCTCACCGCGTCCCAGTCGACCTTGCCCAGCTCGTCCCAGGGGACGGACCGGACCTCGTATCCTGGGTTGCCCGGTGCCAGCACCATCCCGTGGTGCGCCCGGAGGTCAACCCCCCACACCGAGTCGTCGTTCTGCTTGTTGTGCTGCGCGGTCCCGGTGAACCACCAGTGCTCGCCCCCCGAGGGCGTGGCGACCCGCAGCGTCTTGGTCCCGTCCAAGATCCCGGCATCGACCAGAATGCGCCGCTGCTCGAGACCTGGCTTGCCCTCACTGACGTCGAAGTCCAGGACGTCTGGGCCGTCTTCGCAGCCACAGCCGCAAGCCAACCCCGTCTTGATGCCGACCCGCGCCGTCGGGCGGTGGTACCACATCGCGTGAATCTCGGTCTGGTTGACCGTCGCTTTGCGCTCCCAGCCTTTGCCGACCCACGGTGCCTTGGTGTCTGGGTTACACGGCAGGACCGGCAACCCCCGTTCCGCCCAGTGCAGCGCGAGCTCGACTGGTTCCATGCCGTGCAGGTTGCTTAGATTGCTCAGGTCGATCACGTTACTCCCGTCCAAAGTAGCTGAACTCGGAGACGAGCCGACCCCCGACCCTGCCCTGTTCGGGTTTGGTGTCGGGGGTCGGTCGTCCCTGCGTGCTCGCGTTCCGAGGGAGACGCCTGGTCGAGCTAGGCCACTATGCCAGTTGACTCAACGCGAGCGGGAGTCGGGATCAGTGAGCAGCCTGCCCCTGCTGTGCGATCAACGCCATGACCTTTTGCAGCTCCTCCGGGGGCAGACCGGAGAGCTGTGAGGCCAGGTCGACGCCCGGAGCCGCAGCGGGGGCCGCCGCTACCGGCGCGGGGGCCGCAGTAGGGGCGGGACGCGGCGAGTTCGCGGGCTGAGCTGCGGGACGGGCTGCCGGGGCTGGTGCGGCGGCAGGCGCAGGACGAGCAGCCGGAGCCGGGGCAGCGGCAGGAGCGGCTTGCGCCACCGGGGCGGGAGAGGAAGCAGCCGGAGCAGCCGCAGCCGCCCGGTTGGCCTCCGCGATCGCCTCGGCCTGGAAGTCGATCCCCTGCTGCGTGTTGTCGAGCCAGTTGGACAGGTGGGCCATCCAGTCCGCCTCGCCGGTCACGTCGTCGAGCTGCCAGGGGGCGTTGCGACCGGGGGTCGCCTGACCCTGGCCCATCCTGGCCGCGAGGAACGAGCCGATCTGACGGCGCAGGTTGTTGCTGATGACGCCGAACCACAGCACGCCCCGGTAGATCACCGGGTTGTCCGGGTCGGCGAAGTCCGCCACGTTGACCCGGATAGCAGGGCTCTTCTCACCCGGCTTGGTGTTGACGGTCTGGATGTGGTCGATGTACTCGGTCGGAGCGACGACCATCGTGTGTCCCAGGACGTCTGCCTGCGACAGCATGTCGCCTTGCTGGGACGGTGCCTCGAGTGGCATTGCGTGGATCTCCTTGTGTCTCGTCCGTTGAAGCCCGGATCGGGCTGGGTGGGTATCGGTACTCCACCACGGGGCTTACCTAGCTGTCAAGACCGGGGTCACTCGTCCTTGACGTCTCCGTGACCGGGGCACGAGCTGGGACCCAGCGGCACCCCTGGTCGATAAAACGGGCACCAAATCGTGCATCCGCCTGCGGGCAGGAGATGCGGTTCAATCTGGTGTCGCAACCGGTCGATCGCTGCCAGACGCAACTGCGCCTCGTCGGCAACCGACCGATCGTAGGGCATCGAGACGAGCTGCATCTTGTCCAGGAAATTCGAACGGGGTAGAAAGCAGATGAGGATCTCCCTGGGCTTAAACCCCCGCTGCTCCCACCCTTTGCCGTACGTCATGCCCTGGACGTGGTACTGCGCCCCGACCTTCTCCTCTGGCGTCTCCCCGTTGATCACCTTCCTCATGGTCGTGGTGCCGACGATCTTCCAGTCGACGACCCGGTCGTGCAGCGTGTCATAGACGTCGGTCGAGCCGGAGGTCGAGTAGCCGCCCTCCGAGTCGGCGTGGACCCGGTTTTCAATGAGAAACCGGGGGTTGTCGGGCGTACACCCGAGCCGGTTGTATTGGTACCAGTCAAGCGCCGTGGCCAGCCAGGCGTGCACGGCCGTCCCGATGATCGGGAACCAGGGGTCGGCCGTCTCGTTGCAAGGCTGCACCCCGGCGAGCTTCATGGCGAGCTGACGCATGCACGGTGCGCCGATCTCACTCGGGCCGAGGTGCTTCTGCAACGATCGGGGGCGTGATGCATCGAACTCCCGGACGAAGCGAATGATCTCGCGCTTGAACGGGTGAGCACCGACGGGGGCGGTAAGGGGCACTAGCCCCTCCTCGCCCTGATGTAGAACGTCGCGCAGGCATACAGGCTGCCCGCGCATGCCCCCATGCAGAACCAGAACCACCAGGGCATTACGCCTTCCCTCTCTTCGTTCGCCAGTCCTTAGTGTCCGCCCCGAACAGGAGCGTCTTGGTGTTGGTGTCCACCGTGACCAGCCCCGTCCCTCGGTCGGTGTGCATCACGGAGACGTCCAGCTCCTCGATGTACACCCACGTCCGGGGCGTGATCGTGTAGAACCGCAAGTGCTCGAGGCTGACCAAGTCGTCTCCCTGAATCATCGGCCAGTTGCGCCGTCTCATGTTCCGTAGTCGATCTCGGGCTCGGGGTCGTGGTCGACCGGCTCGGGGTGTGTCCAGTCAATCCCATTCGCGCCCCGCGCCAGCGGCTGGTGGCAGACCTTGCACCGGATTTTGGCCGGGGTCGGTGGCGCGGGAGGGGGCGGTGGTTGCTCGCCCGGATCGGTCGGGTCCGGTGTGGTCGGCTCGGGGTCCGGGGGCAGCGGCTCGTCAGTCAAAACAGCTCTCCTTGCTCCATGTTGTCGGGCAGGTCGATCGGCTTGATGTGGTTGGGCAGCAGGCGTGGCTTCCACTTTGTGCCCGTCGCGACGTCTCCCTTGCTGTCTCCCTCCTTCTTGTCTACGCGCGTGGCAGCGACCGAAGGGCGCAGCCGGATGTTGTCTCGGTGGACCAGCTCCCACCGCTCCGCTCCGCCCTCGTTCCACTTGACCACCACCATGGGCCAGTGCTTGCGCCCCTCAACGATGGCTACGGTGAGCAGACGATGGCACGCCCTGCTGGCCGTCTTGCTGTGCGGGTAGAGGTAGACCACCCGACCAGCCTCGGCCTCGTCCACGTGGTTCAGCACCCGTGACACCCCCGTCTGAACCGCTCGGCTGCCACCCACTCGTCAACAGCCTGCTGCGCCTCGACCACGCGCCGTTTCAGCTCTCGCAGCATCGGGTCGTCGCCGGGGGCAGGCGAGGAATCGGGGCTGGCTGGCCTGGCCAGCAACTCCCAGAACCAGGGGGTGGGAGCCCACCCTCCCGGCTCGATGCAGGCCTGCAGCTCCCGCATCTCAGCGTACGACACGCCGGTGTAGCGCAGCATAACCCGGAGGTCGTAGGAATCGACGAGCGGCCCTAGGCCCTGCGCCACGTCTGCCTTGACCTGCAAATTCACCAGCTTCATGCTCTGTCTGCTCCGTCCAGTATCGGCTGTACGCGTCGGGGAACAGCGGCTGCCCCTCCCATGGGTCGACCGCGACCCGTGTCAACGGGACGATCGGGCGACGTCTATTGATGTTCATCGTCGTAGATCCGCTCGTGCCAGAGTCGGTGCCACATGGCATCCCGCTCAATCTCACCTACCTCGGCCTCGTACCGCATCCACATGAGCAGGATGGCCAGGGTGCCCGCCAGCGCGAGCACCACAACCAGGATCGCCTTTAAAGTCGCCACAGCCCCGGCTCTCCAAGCGCTCCGGGGTCGAGCTGGAGCTTGGCGCGCGTGACCGTCACGTAGGCGAGCATGAGGTCTGCCGGGTCCACCCCGTCCTCATCGTCGTCCGGGTCGGGCGGCACGAAGTCGTCGGCCACCCGAACCCGGTCCCACTCGAGGCCCTTTGCTTTGTGCGCCGTCGACACGGTGACGGTTGCTTGCTCCTCCGGCACCAGGCTGCGGACGGCGTCGATCACGCCGCTCACCCCGATCCGGTTGATGATGCCGACCAGTCGCTTCAGGTCGGCGGTGTCCTCCTCCTCCTCAACGAAGGTCAGCAGTTGCTTCCAGTCTGCGAAGCCGACGAGGTCCGGGTGGTCCGTCCCTTCACCGTTCATCAGGTCACGTGCGGCCCAGGCGAAGCGCTCGAGGTCCTTGCCCGCCGACCGGTCGCCGGGGGCGAGCGCTGTCTTGATGCCCCGACTCTGCAACGCGAGGACCCAGCCCAGCGCGGTCCCGTTTGTCCGGCACAGGATCGCCCGGGGAGCTTCCATCCCGCCGATCACCGACTTGATCGGGTCGTGGCCGACCACCCGCAGCTCGGAACCCAGCAGCTCCAGCCACTGGTTCGCTGCCTCTGCGATCGCCGGACCGAAACGGAACGACTTGGTCAGCGGCAGGTGCACGGCGTTCTTGACTTTGCTCATCGCGTCGATCGCCCCCCGCCACCCGTAGATCGCCTGGTTCCGGTCGCCGACGTAGATCGTCTGCGCAGACTGCCTGGCGACGATCGACGCGATCACCGGGTCGCTATCCTGCGCCTCGTCGAACATGATGTAATCGGACGGGATGACCGGCGAGCCGAGCGCCCACAGCTTCAAGTACACGTCGTGCGTGAAGAAGAAGCTGCCCGTCGGCGAGCGCAGGTCCGACCAGATCTGGCTCGCGATCGGCAGGACGACCTCGCTGATTGCGTCCTTGTCGTGATGCTGAATGACCCGCGCCGGGATGTGCGTCGCCCCGATCTCCGGGTCATCGCTCTTGATGTACTTGCTGACGGTGGCCTGTGCCATCCGGGTCAGGACCACTGGGTTGAGCGTGCCGGAGTCGAGCAGAGCTGCTTTGACCTTGAGCTTGGCGGCCATCCGCTGGGCGGATATCCGGGGAGCTCCGTTGCCAGGCAGCCGATGCCCGTACTGGTGACCGATCGCCTTGTACGCGAGGCTATGCGCAGTCGTGACGTTGACCCGCCCCGGAAAGGAGTTGCGAGCCGCCAGCACGATGCTCTTATTGAAGGCCAGGTACGTGCCCGGACGCATCGGCTGCCTCGCCGAGATCGCCTTGAGTGTCGTTGTCTTGCCGGTCCCGGCGAGCGCCGAGACCACCACAGTTCCGCCCTGGTCACAAGCGGCCATGATGTCGTCCTGCTCCCCGGTGGGCTTGAACCCCGAGGCCATCGGGACCGAGGTCGGTGAGGTGAGTGGCATTGAGTCCCCCTGGGTGGGAAGGAACGAGAACCCGACTAGTCTACCCTGCGGCTTGACTCGGAGTCAAGACCGAGAGCAGACAGCGCTTCGGACGTGGTGAACGTTGCACGCTTGGCCCACCTGCGACGCCTGGGCGGGATGACTCCCGGTTTCCAGTGCTCGCAGCCCTCCTGGGCTGGCACTAGCTCGCCACAGGCACCGCAAGGTCGATGACTAAGCCCGATCACGGACCACCCGCTTCCGGTCCATCCGTGCCTTGAACTCGGTGCCGTACGCGACAGCGGATTCGGCCAGCAGCATCGCCTGCGACTCAAACGACCATCCGAGCACGCGGCGGATGGACAGGATCAGGTCGACGCTGGGCCGCCGTTCCCCCGATGCGATGCGGCTTACCGTCGCCTCGGAGACTTCGAGCATCGCGGCCAGCTCAGCCCCGGTCATTTGGTCTCTCCCGGAATGTGGCGTGTGAACCAGGCAGGTTCGTATCCGCCTGTGTCATTGTAAGTGGCTCCGATCAGTGCCGATTCCCTCGCCTCCTCGATCGTGGCCGCGTCGTCCGCGACCGCCTCCAGCGTCATCTTATGCACCCACGCCAGCGGCTCGTCGAGGTTGGCCTCAGTGATGTCCACGTCCACCAGCAGATTGCGCAGCAGCTTCCGGGTGTTGCGGATCACCGCGAACAGGACGTGCCACAGGTCGGGGACTGCGACCCGCTCAACGCTGCTATTGCTGATGTCGCGCTCAAGCCACAGCTCGACGGGCTGCAACATCGCTGCGTAACCCGAGGCCATGCGGGCGAATCCGCCGATCTGCTCCGCCGTGATCGGGTTGTTTTTGTGCGCCATGGCCGACGAGCCGATCTGGTTCTCCGCCATCGGCCAGCGCACCTCCCCGAGCATGTTCATGAGCCGCAAGTCGATGGCGATCTTGTTGCACGCGGCAGCGAACGCCTGCACAGACGAGGCCCAAAGCGCGAGCGCCGTCCGGGGCACGACCTGGCTCGCACCCAGCCCCATCGGGGTGAGGCCAAGATTCTTGGCTACCGCCTCCTCGAGGTCAGGTGGGTTGTGGGCGAAGGTGCCCACCGGGCCGCTCAGCTTCGCTGTGCGCAGGTAGTCGACGTGGCTCAGCAGGCCAGTGATCGCGGGTTGCAGGGTGGCCAGCCAATGCCAAGCTCGCGCCCCCATGGAGGTCGGCTCTGCGGGCTGGCCGTGGGTCATCCCGAGCACGGGTTGCTTGCTGAAGATCCACACCTTCAGGTCGGAGGTGAGGTCGCTCAGGGCCATCGCGAGCGTCTTCTGCAAGGCGTGGAAGCGCATGCCCTGCGCGGTGTCGACCAGATCCGAGCTGGTCAGCCCGTAGTGGATCCACTTGCCGTGCTCGCCGACGCGCTGTCGCAGCATCTCCAGGAATGCCGCGACCTCGTGGTGCGTCCGGGTGCCCTCGATCTTGCGGATGTCTGCCGCGTCCTGCTCGGTGATCCGCATGGTTGCCATGGTGTGGCCGAATTCGGACAGCTCGGACGGGACGATCCCGAGCCTGGCTTGCTGTTTGAGTACGAGACACTCGATGTGCAGCCAGGCATCGAACGTCCACGGATCCGACCACAGGAGGTCGACCTCTGGGTGAGAGTAGCGTGGTAGCATTCCGGCACTGTAGCACGGGGCTTGACACGGTGGCAAGCGCCGGGGTACGGTACTCCTCAGCGCCGGGGCACCGGGCCATAGCCGCTTCACCACAGGTGCCATCTCATACCCATCCGGAGGGATCGCATGACGCAAGTAACAGTGGTCGTCGGGGGCCAGTTCGGCTCCGAGGGCAAGGGAGCCGTAGCGGGCTTCCTGGGCCGCAAGATGAAGCGGAACGACCTGGCCATCCGGGTTGCTGGCCCCAACGCGGGGCACACCGCGTACGACGCGGCGGGGCAGGAGTGGAAGCTCCGGGCTGTGCCGGTCGCTGCCGTGACCAGTGAGGACTGCCAGCTCCACATCGCAGCCGGATCCGAGGTCGACCTCGAGGTCCTGTGGAAGGAGCTGCGCAGCCTGGACGACGCGGGACACAACGCGTCGCGGCGGCTGACCATCCACCCGTCGGCCACCCTCCTCGAACCGGATCGGCACCCGTCGCAGGAACTGGAACGCGGGATCGTCGGCCAGCTCGGCTCTACCGGCAAGGGGATCGGGGCGGCTCGAGCCGACCGGATCTGGCGCACTGCCTCCACCTTCGAGCAGGCGGTCATGCACATGGGGGTCGAGGGCCAGCGGCACTGGGAGCCCTTCCTGGGCGAGCCGGGGACGCTCGACCTGCACGGGGTCTCGCATGCCGTGATCGAGGGAACCCAGGGGTACGGGCTCGGGCTTCACACCGGGTACTATCCTCGGGTCACGTCCAGCGACTGCAGGGCGGTCGACTTCCTTGCCATGGCTGGCATCTCCCCCTGGGCGCTCCAGGTCGACCCGATCCAGGTGATCGTGGTTGCCCGGACGTACCCGATCCGGGTCGCGGGCAACTCGGGTCCACTGCTGCGCGAGACCTCCTGGGAAGAGCTTGGCCTGCCCCAGGAGCGGACCACGGTGACCAACAAGGTGCGCCGGGTCGGCGACTGGGACATCGAGCTCCTGCGTGCGGCGGTGGAAGCAAACGGCGGGGGCGGCTGGAACACGAGCGTTCAGCTCGCCATCACCATGCTGGACCAGCGCTTCAAGGGGACGGCGGACACCCACCCGGACAAGTGGCAGGGGGCGACCGCAGCGGAGGCCACCGACTGGCTCCTCGAGGTGCAAGACGACCTCGAGACCGACATCGCCTACGTCGGCACCGGACCACAGTCGCTGCACGAGGTGACGCTATGACACACCCGTTCGGCGGTTCGCTGCGCTGCGAGAGCCGGGACAGCGGCTCCAACCTTCAATGCGAGAAACCTCGAGGTCACATCGGGTCGGTAGACTCGACGCGTCGGTTGCACGCGGCCAACGACCTTGTGTGGGGCGATCCCGTCCTGCGAACGGACTCGGAGCCGATGCTGCCGCAGTTCAATGTCAAGCTCTTCGCCCCCGAGTGGGTGTGGCCGCCCCCGAAGCCCACAGACAGCGAACCGCGCCAGCAGCTCACCGACTGGTGGCTTGAGCAGTCTCGGGCCGAGATCGACGCGACCGTCCCCAAGGCGGTCGAGTACGGGTCGACCGACCTGATCGACATCGGTCTGATGCTGGGCCGCACCATGAAACGCCAGCTCAGCGAGGAGGAAGCCGCCGAGCTCGGCGTGTTCTTCTACCTCATCGGCAAGATCGCCCGTTGGCAGTCCGCCATCGAGCGGGGGGAACGCCCCTCCGACGACACGCTGTTCGACATCGGGGTCTACGTCCGGATGGCTCAGCGGATCCGGCATGCGGGTGCCTGGCCGGGCACCGACGAGCCTGCTGGAGGCTCGACACTCAACCAGGAGGACCAGTGACCGAGATAGTCGTCTTCAACACCACCGACATGCCGGACCTCCCCGGCTTCCACTCGACGATCGGGCCGAAGCCCGACCCGGCAGCTTACCTCGCCATCACCAAGGCTCGGCTCATCTCCCGCTACCGGATGCACACGATCCCCGGTCGACCGGAGGAGCTCGAGACCAACGGCGACGCGAAGCGGGTTATCAGCCTCGCCTACTGCGGGGGCGAGATGCGGATCCGCAAACATGGCGGCAAGGGCAACCGGGAATGGGGCGAAGTCCGCGATTTCCGCCTGCATGACGGCTGGCTGATGCAGGTTTACGACTACCTCGACACGTTCTTCGGCTACGTCACCCCCATGGTCATCAGGAAGCCAATCGACCCTCTAATCGGCAACGGCGATTCGCCCTACTTCCAAGACTAACCACCTCGAGGGCGGCTGTTTCACGTGGAACAGCCGCCCCACCCACCCAAGGAGAGTCTCATGTTCGTGTACCTCGCCCACCCAATCGACCAGGTCTCTATCCGCCCGATCAGCGTGGCGGGGGTGCAGATGGACAAGGTCCTGACCAAGGTCTGCCTCCAGCTCATGACGGCAGGCTTCGGCGTCTTCCGCCCCGCGCTGGCCTACGACATGGTGCCGACCAACCGCGACCAGGCCAGGTTCGTCGACCGCATCAACGCGGAGGCGCTGGCCTACTCGGACGGTTTGGTGGCGATCCTGCCTGCCGGAGCACCGACCCTGGGCACCCCCGCCGAGATCGAGACCGCCCTTTCGGCCGAACGGCCGGTGGTCATCTTCACGGACATCGTCGCCTCCGTGCAGCTCGCTGCCTGGGCCGATCGGGGTGCCACCGTCATCGACCTGCACTCCTCCGAGATCCCGGCAGCCGACGACCTGAAGAAGATGCTGGCCAACTCGGGTCCAGCTCTGGGCTCGTTTCCCCGTGCCCCCCTGCCGTTCACTGCTCCGGCTGAGCCGCCTACGTTGCTGGCCCAATACGAGCCCAAGGCGCGCAGGTTGATGCGGGCTTACCCGACCGATGCTGGGCTCGACCTTGGCATCCTGAACGATTCCGTTCTGCACACGGGCCAACCTACCATGCTGGCTACCGGTGTTAGAGTTTCGATCCCCGACGGCTGGTGGGGCCAGATCACCGGGCGCTCGTCGGCTCGCACCCGCCACAACGTGGAGGTGCTCGACGGGGTGATCGACGCGGGTTACACCGGGGAGCTGTTCATCCGTGCCAAGTACTGCGGCATGGGCACGGCAGCGATCGAGGCTGGCACCCGGCTCGCGCAGCTCATCTTGCACCCGGTGTGGCAGGGGTCGGTCCTCACGGTCAGCAAGCTGCCCGATTCGCCTCGGGGGACCAACGGCTTCGGGAGCTCTGGCCACTGATGGAATCGACGCGCGCAACGTACGACTTCAACAACATCCGGATCCGGGTTAGCAACGAGGTGCGCATCCTGCAGGGCTGTTATGCCGGGTACCGGGGTCAGGTGGTTCGGACCGAGGGCAAGCGGACCAAGGTCCGGGTCGCCGGGACTGAGGTCTTCACCGAGGTCTGGTTGGACAGCCGCAGCGTGGTGAGGACAGACTGATGCAGCATCCATCCCGCCAAAGGGGGATCGACCATGAACAGGCTTGAGGCGATCGAGAAGGCGACCCAGATCGTTGAGTCCCTGGGTGCCGACGAAAAGAACAACCGGGGGTACAAGGTCGACGGGTGGAAGCCGATGGCCGGACCCGAGCGAGTGGACGCCATCATCAAACTGGCAACCTTCCTGATCGGTCCGCAGACCCCGACGCTGGTCGCCCCTGACCAGCCGCTCCTGGACGCCAAAACCCTGCTTCCGGTGCCCCGACGGGTCGCCGTCTAGCGCCTCCAGGGACAAACGAGAGCGCCCCTCCCGGTGTGTCGGTAGGGGCGCTCTCCGGTATCTCGGGGGCGGGCCAGCCAGCCCGGTCGTCGCTAGTGGCCGTTGCGGCGGCAGATGCACCGGGGGTCGTAGCAGTAGCCACACCGGCCCAGGGAGCAGGCCCAGCACATCGTGTTACCTCGCGGCGGCTTCTTCGGTTTGGGCGACTTCTTGGCCATCGTAACTCCGTTTCACGTGAAACGGGGGGCGAGATCGGCTCGCCCCCCGGTCGTCACTTCTTTTTCTTGCTAAACAGCGCTACGGTCTGCTTCCAGAGCGTGGTGCCCGTCGAGCTCTTGACCGTGACCTGCAGCCGCTTCGGCTTCTCTCCGCCCTTCCGGCCGTCGCCGGTCGTCGGCTTGCTGTGCTTACCCATGTTCCTCTCCTCACATCACGCTGTGTTCGCTGGCGTCCAGTACGATCTGGTGCGCTTTGGCAAGGAGTCGGCAGACCTCCTCGCCGGACGAGGCAGCGAGCCACTCCGCCATGAAGGTCGGCTTGATGCGCGCGGCCTCGGTAACCACCGGGGTCTTGATGTGGACCTCAATGCTGAGGTCCACCGACCTGTCTGCCATGTCAGCCGCGACCCTGGTGTTTGCCGCCCGACGAGCGGCGGATCAGGCGGGCAACGAACCCGCCGAACGCGGGCACGTTCTTGGTCTCCTGCGGCTTGGGCTTCTGGGTGTGCCGGTAGCCGTCGCCGGTCGTCGGGACCTGCTTGGCCCGAGCGATTTGGTCCTTGCCGATCCTGCGTGCCACTGCTCCTCCTAAGGATGCGGGGGGCGACCCGGCTGGCCGCCCCCGGTCGGGTCAGGTCCAGGTCTGCAACCCGGTCGTGTCGATGTGCTCGTCGCGGATGGCCTGCTCGTCGTAGATCGCAATCTCGGTCCACTCCTCGCCGTCGAATCCCCGCTCGATGTCGTCGCGCGCTTCTTCGGCGGAGTCGCGCTCAATGGCGTAAGCCACGTCGTCGCGGTCCTCGCCGAACCCGATGTAGGCTACGAACAGCATGTCGTCACATCCCCTCAGCGGTGACCTGCGCGTCGACCAGGCGGCTGAACGCTGCTGTGACCTGCCAACCCGACCGGAAGACAGCAAACCCCGAGCAGGTCTTCTCAAAGTCACCCGGCTTGCGCCACGTCACCCGGCGGATGGACAGCTCGTCGCAGACGTAGGCTCGCTTGCCCTCGATGATCTGGGGCCGCCAGACCTTGGTGAGGCTGGCCTCGATGGCCGACGCGGGGCGGGTCCGGCGATCACGGTGGTTCATCAGAACTCCTCAACAATGTGGGTGTCGATCAGGGTGGCGAGGGTGCCCTTCAGGGCGTTGCCCGTGACGGTTTTGCTCGTGATCGTCCCTGCCGGGTAGCCGCCGTTGCGGGGGTCCGCCGCGTCGACCCAGCGCATCCGGAACTCGCGCTCGCCGTTGGCCCCAGCCTGCCGGATCTCCTTGACGTCGCAGCGGCTGCCCAGGTAGGTGACTCGCCGGGTCGGCATGACCCGACCGGCGGGCTTGGGCTGCCGGGACGCCGCGTCGACGTCGATCGCGATCTGCGCAACCACCCGGTTGACGTCGTGGCGACCGGTGATCTGCGCGGGGATCGGCCCCTGGTAGGCCTTGCGCGAGCCGATGAAGATGAAGAGCTCGATCTCCTTGGTCTCCGGGTGGGTGTAGATGTGGGCTTCCACCCGCTCGGTCTTGTCCTTGCCCAGGTAGAGCGGCTTGGCCTCCGCGATGGTCCGCGCGCCGGGGATGTTGGGCTCGTAACGGCCGATCAGGTCCTGTGCGTTCATTGCGGGCTCCTCGGGTGGGTGGGGCGCTCCTCGCCCCTACATGTCTATTCTACCATAAGGGTTGCCCCGGGGGGAATCCCCCCCGGGGCTGTCGCGTCAGGCCGAGGTGACCTCGGTGTACTCGCCGTGGACGGCGGTCTTGACCTCGCCCTTCTTGCTGGTGAAGGTCGCCGTGCCGGTGGCCAGCTCGATCGTCGCGTCGTAGATCCAGCGCCCGACCTTGATGGCAGCCTCGCGGGTTGTGGGCTGGTTCGCTGCCTCCGCCTTCTTGGCCGACTTGCGAGCCGCCTTGCTGGCCTCGCGGGCGGCTGCCTTGGCGACCCGCGCCCGAGCGGCGTCGAGCTGGGCCTGCGCCTTGATGGCAAGGGCGTCGCTGATGCGGCCAGCGGCAGCGACCGCGCCGATGAAGGTGATGGCAACCCCGCCGTCGATCATCCGGATCTCCTCGCCCGCGAGCTCCGCCCGGACCATGAACCCGACCAGCTTGGCGTCGTGGCCCTGGGCGAAGATCCGGTTGGTCTGCCGGGTGCAGCCCGTGTCGTACGACTCCGCAGCCTCGTTGTTGCCGTCGAACTCGCCGAACTCGAAGGTCGAGCAGGCGCAGGGGTGGAGGGCGGTGGTCTTGGTCTTGGCGGCCATTTCGGGCTCCTTGGGTGCGGGGCGGGGGGCCGATCCCCCCTGCCTTACAACACCATTCTACTCCGTTGAACCGACCACAGGAATTCCCCTACGATAAGTACGGTTGTGTGAGCCACGTCACATGGCGGTTCGGGTTAGGATCCTAGGATGGTTCGGACCCCGGGCATGCGGCGACCCCCCGCAACCTTGCACGAAGCGGGGGGTCGCCTGGGGGAGGGGGTCAGTTCGCGGGGGTCAGCAGCCGGTAGCCGTCGCGCTCCATGCGCTGCTCGTCACCCTTGCCGTCCAGGTAGGTGGCGACGCCGTCGTCGTCGATCTCGGCCTCGTACTCCCACCGACCGACCTTGATGCGCACGAGGCCCTCGGGCAGGTCGGGCTGGTCGCCTTCCTTGGTGCCCGCGACGACCTCCGCCCCGGTCGCCTTGGGGGCCTTGGCCTTGGCCTCGGCTGCCTCCTGGGCCGCCTTCTCCTTGGCTGCGGCCTTCTCGGCCTTTTCCTTCTCCTTGGCCTCGGTCGCCTTGGCCTTGGCCTCGATCCGGTCGCGCTTGACCTGCTCCTTCTCGTTCCGGCGCTCGGTGGCCTTCAGGGCCTTCGCGGCCAGCTCCTCGGACGCGACCCGCGCCGCGTCCTCGGGGGTGGCGAAGGTGGTGGCAACGCCGTCCTGCACCATCCGGATGCTGTAACCGTCGAAGTGCCCGTCGACCAGGAAGCTGACCAACCGGGCGTCGTGGCCCTGGGCGAAGGTCCGCTTCGTGGTCGCGGAGCAGTCGGTGTTGTACACCTGCTCGTCGGGCGTGCCCTCGGTCTCGTCGAACATGCCGACCTCGAACAGGGAGCAGAGGCAAGCGTGCGGGTCCTTGGACGTCTTGGGCTTCTTCGCTTCCTCAGCCGTCGGCTCGGCTTGCGCCTGCTCCTCGGCGACCTCGACCTGCTGCTCCTGCTCGGCGACCTCGGCCTGCTCGTCGACCGTCACGGTGCTCGTCATCGTCATCCTCCAGGGAAGGGGGTGGGTGGTGCGGAAGCCGATATCGTAGCACGCAGCTCGGATCGGCTGCAATCGGGTTGTCTGACAACAATGGGGTTGACACCGCAGCAAACCGCAGGGTGGGATAGGATCCTCCCCCGCCGTCGGGGCGGGGGCCAGGCAGGAGGACGAGACATGACGGACCCGAAGCGGACCCGGACCACCGGGATCCAAACCGCCCTGATGGCGTACATCTCGAGCAACGCGGGCAGGACGCTCACGGTGGACGAGCTCATGGAGGCGAAGGCAGGGATCAGCCGTGGGCAGGTCGCCTCGTCGATGTCGCACATCATTGAGCGGGGGCACCTGCCGGGGCTGCGCCGGATGACGGGCAAGGGTACCTACCGGTTCGACCCGCAGACGCGCAGCGCCCCCCAGCCGCCCAGGGTGGTTGCCAAGAAAGACGACGACCTCATGCTGCTGAAGGTCGCGTACACGATCCCCGGCGACCCGCCCACCGTCATCGCGGTCGACGACGACAGCCGAGCCGTGTACAAGCTGGAGCGGATCGCGTGAACCGACACGAGGCCATCGCAAAGCTTAGGACGCAGGTCGTCGCGCTCCAGGCCGAGCTGGATCGGCTGGTTTGGATGGGGTGCCCCGGACAGCATCGGCCGACCCAGCATCGAGACGGCAAACGACCCTGGTGCGAGGCTTGTGGCTACAGCGACGACTTCGTACGGGTAAAGGAGCTGCCATGACCATGACCGCGAGGCAGCGAACGCTGGCAGCATGCCGGACGCTCGACCCCGAGCTGTTCTTCCCGGTTGGTAACTCCGGGCCAGCCCTGGCGCAGGCCGAGAAGGCCAAAGCCGTCTGCCATCTCTGCCCAGTCGAAGCGGCGTGCCTCGAGGAGGCCATCGAGCGTGCGATCGAGTTCGGGGTGTGGGGCGGCATGTCCGAGAGAGAGCGACGCGAGCACCGTAGGAGGCAAGGCAGTGCGCATACTCGACCTGTCGAGGACGTGGTACACGTCCTGGCGACGCAAAGTCAACGATAAGCACCGCTCCGGCTGGGACAGCCCGGTCACCGGGACCGATCTGCTGAAGAGCATGCTCGAGGCCGAGAAGAGAAAGGACCACCCCCTGCCATGACGCCCCTGCGCCCGCTCAACCCGAGCGCCCCGCTGTCCGACGACGCCAGCATCTCCTGGCTGCCGCCCAACATCGTCCGGGCCGAGGCGATCCGTGCCCAGCGCGAGCTGTTGCACGCCATCCGCAAACACCGCGCTGCCTGGTCGCTCATGGCCAAACTGAAGAAGCAGGCCGATGAGCGCGGTGTGTCCTGGTACATGGACAACGACCGTGACTGGAAACTCGCGACCGGCGACGTCACTTGGTGGCGAGGCGAGATGAGCGCCCGATCCAACTCGCTCCTCGCCCTGCTCCAGCTCGCTGCCTTGTACGGCATCAACATCGCCCCCGAGTGGCACGACACAACCACGCTCGGCGAACAGCCTGGCTCGTCGTACATCCAGGGGCGCGACTCAGTCCCCGTGTTTGAGCAAACGGGGGGTGAACCGCGACCGTCGGAGCACATGGTTCGGGAGATCGTCTACTCCTGGGGAGGCTCGGGTCCGACCACCGAGCGACAGCGGGCTGCAGCCAGGGCGTGGCTGGACGTCGGGCCGGGGTGGGCAATGTGCCCCGGCGACCGCGACTACTGCACGGCGCTGCTGGCCGCCCCGCATCGCGAGATGGGGGAGTGATGAAACGCGACTGGCCGATGATCACCCTGAGGATCTGCATGGGCCTGACCGCTCTGGCGTACGTGCTCTGGGCCTTCGCTCAGTTCATGGAGGCACGCTGATATGGGGATCCTGCGACTGGGGGGGTCGGCAGGCCATGAGCTTGTGGTCTACGACGAGCTGGACGCCGACGGCGAGGTCTGCCTCGAGGTAGAAACTCAGTACGCCGAGGGCGACTACCCCGTCTACCTGGACCGCAACGGCAGGCGCAAGCTGATTGAACACCTGACCAAGCTGGACCCGCCGACCGACTGACCGCCCGATAAGGATCCGCCCCCCACCGTCCGGGATGGGGGGCGGATCTGTGCCGGTAGGCGTGCCGGGGACTACCCTGGGACCTCAGCCCGCGAACCGGCGGGACCGGGGCGGTATGGCAGGGGGATTGGCAGCCGCCATGCCCGCCCGGTGGTCCCGGAGCGCCGAGTCGATGTGGGGTCGGACCCGGCGCTACGCCTGGTTCGCCGGAGCCATGTACACCATCGCGAAGCCGACGAACGCGCCACCGACAAACGTGCCGATGAGTTGGCCGACCTGGTCGAGGGTCGGCGTCCCGGTGAACACGAATCCGGTACCGACCGCTGCCATTCCGGCACCGACGGCACCCGCCAGCGCCTTACGAAACCGCTTCATCTCGTCCCTGCCTTCCTGGGCGGCTGGCACTTTGCCAGCACGTAGAACTCGAGGTAGGTGGCTTGCACCTTCCTGCCCGCCTCGGTCGGCGGGGGCGTCTCATCGAAAACGTCGAGGAGTGCCCCCAGCAGCGAACAGACCAACACCCGGCTCTGCTCCGCCGCCGCCGCCCGCTGCCGCTCCACTGCGGCAAGGTTGTTATCCGCAATCTTGACCGACACGGCGACCACCAGCATCGGCGTGACCAGCACCGTTGCCAAGCCGACCATCATCCAATAGAACGGCATGCGGATCTCGCGCGGTACCTTCAGCTTGCGCCTCGGCATGGTGGCCTCCTGGGCAGTCATCCCCACACCGCCCTAACCGTCGCTGCTAGCGCGATGGCGACGCAACCTCCGGTTGAGGCGATGATGGCGGCTCGCGCGTACCACCCCGACGTTGGCTGATGGAATCTGCTACTGCCGCCTTGGCGACCCCCGCGCCGGGTACCGCGATCAGTGTCCCGCACAGAATCAGAACCGACTCGCGGACCTCCGGTCGGCTCACCTCCATGAAGGTCAAGACCCAGCCGCAGACGAAGGTCGCGACGTCGCGAACCAGGGTCCAAATGCCAGGTAGAATGGGCTGTTGCCGGGAACTCGCTCGCCTGCTCACTCATATCCGTCCTAAGGGTGGTCTCATCGTTGGGGCCAGGCAGGCGTCGAGTCGTTCAAACCGGGGGTTGGTCGTTCAACCCCCCGAGGACGTCGCGCATCACGCGCTCAGTCGCACGCCCCGTTGCAGCCTCGACCTCCTCTTCGCTGAGACTCACTGACTCGCCCACAGCCTCCACGACTGCGGGCACCACCTGGGCCAAGATCATCGGCCCGACGATGTTGGCGATCGCCTGCTCGTCGACATCGCCGTTGGCAGCGACCAGCGCGGTAAGGCTGACCACCGCCGCCTGCAACGCGATGACGGTGTTGGTGGTCACCGTGAGGGCGTTCAGCAGGTTTCGGTTCTCCGGCTGCTCGGGCCAGGTCGGTAGACCTCCGCCCGTGTAGCCCAGCACTCCGGACGTCGCGTTGCTCCGCATCGCTGCCTTGACGTCGGCGTCAGTGGTCAGCAGGCCCTTGATGCTGTTGAGGTCGTTGGAATCGAGGGACACGTGAAGCTCCTTTACTCCCCAGGGTCGGGTGTCCTGTTCGCAGCTGGTCTCGTACCTGCCGCTGAAGTGGGCATGGTTCGTGTGCGGGTCGTCGCCGTTGTAGACGACCGGCTCAAAGTCGTTGTCCTTGTCGTAGATGTGGCCATCCCAGATCACGTAGTTGAGCCGACACTTGTCGGTCGAGCTCTTCCACTTGACCTTCTCGCCGGAGATTACCCGCATCACCAGGGCGTGGAACCGCTGCTTCGTGGTGCCGGACCCCGGCCAGGGACCCGACGAGTCGATGTCCAGCGCATGGACCTCGTTTATGCTGTCCGCATCCTTGTTGCGCAGCGCGTCGCTGTCCTCGTCGGGCGTGTGGTCACTGCTCGACGAGTGGTGGCTGTCGCTGATCGAACCGTCCGCACCCTTGTCTCGGTCCGGGCTGACGTAGTTGAACTCGCCCCGCAGACTGACCAGGCAGGGAATCAACACCCAGTCGCTCACTGCTCCTCCTTAAAGCCCACGGATGTACTCCCACTCGAGCACACTGCTGAACTGGATGCTCTGGTTGGTCGAGCTGTTGCCCGCACTGTCCTGCCTGGCTATTAGCTCGACGTAGTCAGTCGTCCCGTTCATCGCTATTATCGCGGTGGTCGGACCCGACGAGGCGACGGTGTAGCCGGGACCTCGGTGTGCCGGAGCGATGTTGTCCGTCCCGTTCTTGCGCAGCCTGCCCTCAGCCGTGACGGGGGTCGTCAGCGAGGCAAAGAACACCGACCCATAGAAGCGGTAGTAGCCCGCGACGTTCGGCGTGACCCGGCTCGTGTTGGAGACCGTGGAGTGGAAGCCGTGGGTGTCGATCTCCTCGGCCGAGAACGTGATCGCCGTCTCGACGTTGTCGTTCAACGTCTGCGTGCCCGAGGCGACCAGACGGCCGATCGGCTTAGAGTCGGTCGTCGCGTCGATCGCCGTGAAGTCGGCGTCTTCCGCGATTTGACCTGCACCAAGCCCCATGTCGCCTCCCTTACCAGGCCACTCGCCAGGGATCGGCCAGGGTGATTCGCTCCCCTGCTGGGATCGTCTTCACCTGTCCGTTCACCGGGGTCTGCACCACCGTGATCGTCTGGGGGTCGGTCGTGCCCGAAATCGACACGACCTCCAGCCGGACCCCCGCTACCATGATATCGAAGCCCGTCACGGCGGCGTCGTCCGCAGTACGGACCCACAGCCCGTACGTCGAGTCGATTCGCTCGACAGACAGCGCCGTGTCGGTCCCGGCGACGAAGCTGGCAGCGGTGACACTTCCGGCTGGCTGCACCCTGGTCGTGTAGTTGACCACTCCGACCTGCTGGATGTCTCCCGGCTCGGTGACCCAGGTGATGTCCAGGTCGTATTGGTCGATGGTCTCCTCGTAGGACTGCACGAGCTGCAAGCTCGGGTCCGGTCCGACCTCAGTGTTGGTGATCCGCAGCATGCGCCCAGAGTCGATCGACAGGGTCTCCGCAGCCAGGGCGGCATCATTCTGGTAGACCGCTGTCGTCAGGTCGGCGTGGACGCTGGGATACCGGTCCCGGTCAAGGGTCCCGCGCGATCTGCGCCAGTTCGCTGCCGGTTGCAGCTGGCTGTCCGCCGCGAAGTTCAACTCCGGTGCCTCGTCGTAGACGCCAACCCCGTCCGGGTCGTCTTCCGGGTTGTTGATGTTCAGAGGTCCGGTCTCTTGGATCGAGACGGCGAAACCGCCACCGGGGCGCGACACGGTGACGTCGTTTCGGGTGAGCGTGTCGTCTGGCAGCGGCTCGAGCGGCTCAGTCAGGTGACCAGCGTCGATATCCAGATCGAGGATGTTGCCGTTGTACATCGAGGGGCGCGTGCGCAGCGACAGCTCAAAGTCGTCGCGACTCTCCTCGAAGATCCCGTCCTCGACCTCGGCGCACTCAGTCAGCAGGTCGAGCCGCTTGGCGGGAAGCTGGAACCCCATCGGCTCGGTGTCGGTCGACAGCCCCATCGTGGTGACCCGGACACCCGCGTCATTGCACAACCGGATGAACCGGGTGCCAGCGGCCTCGTTCAGGTAGGCAATCGCCGCTCGAGCGAAGTCGTTGGTGACGAACGGGAGGTCGCCTGCGTAGTGCAAGACCTGGCAAAGCGAAAGACCCCCGGCTGCGGTGTGGGCAGCACTCGACCGAGCCGTGATCGTCCTGAACAGACCGACCGTGCCGGAGTACGTCCCGTTCACCGTGTAGAAGACGGAGCTCGTCGGGCAGTGGTAGTTGAAAGCCCAGTGGACGGTGCCTGCGCTATCGAAAAGGTAGACGGTGGCAGCGATCCAACACCCGGTCGGGTTGTCCGTAAAGCCAAAGAGCAGGGCGGAGCTTGAGCTAAGGGTGCTGCCGTCCGAAGCCAGGAGATCAACCCGGACTGCTGCGTCCGACTGCAACCAGACCTTGATCGTCCGGGCCGTGCCGGTCGATATCAGGGTGAACAGCAGGATCGTCGATGCGGGGGTCGTCGGCACCCTAAAGAACACCAGCACGGTCCACGCGCCAGTGTTCGTGTAGTCCGTCGCCGAGCCGATGAAGTAGCTCGTGTCCTCAGAGAGCTGCGCGTAACCTGCCACCCCCGGCAGGCCAGCCAGCCCGGTCAACTCGGGCGTTTGGAACGTCAGCCCGCTGATGACCCCAGGCCTGCCGCCGTTGATGGCGTTGGATGCTGTCTCGCCGCTGTCGCGCTCCAACGGGAACCACATCGTGCTCAGCCCTACATATTTGCTCAGATGCAAGGTGACGGCGCTGCTCAGCTCCTTGCGTCCCTGGCCGAGCCGCCGGGTGATCCCGGTCGCGTGAACGGGCACCCAGCGATCTTGACGACTGAGGTCCCACCGGGGCGGGAGCTGGGTTACCTCGGCGTGCGCTCGCCAGTGGTCGATCTGCACCGAGTCGAAGGTGACCAGCGCCCCCCCGTCCTTGGCGAACACCCCGACGCTGCCGGACATCGGCACCGCCTCCTCGGGCGGCACGAAGCGGTCGTAGTACCGAACCGGCCAGAACGTGGGCTCGGTCGCGCTGTCCGCCCAGAACTTGACCCGGATGCGCTGACCGGCGACCTGTGCACGCAGCCAGTAGTACGTGTCAGCAACGACGTTGGACGACAGCGTCCCCTCGATGCCATACGACGTCGCCCCGCTGACCTTCCCGACCCCGATCTTGTCGGTCGTGCTTGGGGTGATGTACGCGGTGTACATCCGCCCCGCGTTGTCGCGCAGGACGATGCCGAAGGTGGACGTCCGGTCACTCACCTTCACCCTGGTCAGGATGTCGACGTCTGCGTAGGTGCCGATGGTCGCGCGCCGGTAGCCGCTCGCTGCCTGAATCGTCCCCTGCGCACCGTTGACGTCAAAAGCCGTCGCCGTTCCGGTTAGAGTCCACGCGTATCCCGGCTGTGTTACGCCCTCGGGGTCGACCCAGCTCGGCGTGCTGCCCCAGGAATCCGCAACCGTGCGGGCAAAGGTGTCCAACACCCGGTTGAGCCCGACCCGGACTGGCTGGTTTCGTCCCAGCTTTCCCCAGTACGGGCCGAGTGGGTTCTTGGGACTGTAGACGCCGTTTGCGTTGTTGAGCGTGAAGTCGAACTCGGTGGGCTCGACGATGGGCGACTGGTTGGGCCGCCCCCGCTTGATGCGGATTCCCCCGCCCGAGTCGGCAGACTCGAGACGGCAATCCGACGTGATGTCGACCCACACCCCGTCGATCAGCATCTCGACAACCGGGTTGGTCGGGGTCGTGCTCATCTCGGAGTCAACACCTTCACCGGGTCTCCCCCCGCATTCCTGATCGCCTCACGGAACAGCTCGAGCAGCAGCCGCCCCATCCGCGATCCGTCCGACTTAAACACGATGGTCCCGCCGTCGCCCCCCTCCGACGACCGGTACGGAGTCACCCTGGCAGCCGGGGTCACCCGCTCCCCTCGGTGGATGTAGGCCAGGCCCTCCTGTCGTACCATCCCGGCACCCTTGGCGAGGTACGGGATGTTCGGGGTGCCGATTGAGATGCCGGGCACCGAGATGCCTGCGAAGCTGAATCCGGGGATGCCAAAGCTTAGCCCGTTCCATCCGGCGATGATCCGGTTGACGACAGCCTTGAAGCCCGTCCACAGACCGTTGAACATCCCGGACAGCGCGCTGCGGATCCTGCCGGGTGCCGACTTGAAAAACCCGATCAGGCTGTTCCACTTGCCGACGATCCACCCGACCGCCGAGCCGATCCACCCCTTAACCTTGCCCAGCAGCCCGTACCAGAAGCCGAAGTAGGCCGAGACCATGCTCCACACCCACTTGGCCCCCGAGACGATCTTGCGCCAGACCGCGACGAAGAATCCGGCGAACGGGCCAGCAAACCACGCGCCCACCGCCTTCATGAACCCCCAGACTGCGCCCCAGATCGTCTGGAAGAAACGGGTCTTGGTGGCAACCAGCACGATCACCGCGATCAGCGCGACCACCCCCAACACGATCCACGTGATGGGGTTGACCGCCAACGCGGCATTCCATGCCCACGTCACTGCAGTGACGATGCCCAAGGCGACGGCGAGGGCACCGATGCCGATCGCCAGAGGCTTAACCCAGCTGGAGTTGCGCTGCAAGAAACCGAACACCGCGTTGGCTGCGGGCAGCGCCTTGTTCAGCGTGTCAACCAACGCCATCTGGAACTGCCGCCCCAGAGTGGACCAACCCGCGATCCCTGCCGACGCAGTGGCCGCAGCCTGCGCCGTCGCCCCCTTGAGCTTGCCCATCTCGGCCGTCGCGGTTGAGGGGTCCATCGCGTACAGGGCCTTGCCCAAGTCCTCCGCCTTTGTGCCGAACAGACCGACCGCGATAGCCGACTGCTTGACCGGATCCTTGACATTGCGCAGCTTGTCGAGGGTCACGTCCAGCGCCTCGTTGGCGAAGTCTCCACCCTTGGCGACGTTGGCACCCATCAGCTTTGCATCGAGCCCCAACGCCTTGTACGCGGTAGCAGTCGTCTTGGAGCCGTCGATCGCCCGAATCGAGAACTCCTTGAGCGCGTCGGCTGCGGTGTCCGAGTCGCGGGCACCAGCCTGGATCGCCTGGCTAAGCAGGCCCATCGACTGGCTGCCGCCTAGCCCCAGCTTGCGGAACTGCGTGCTGTACTCGTTGACCGTGTCCAGCAGGTCCTGGCTCTTGTTTACGCCCTTCTGGGTCGCCGCGACGAGGATGTCCATCGCGTCCTGACTGGATTTGGCCAGCCCGGTCCGCAGCATCTGCGAGATGGCCGAACTGACCCGCTCCGAGTCCTCGTCCAGGACGCTGCCGACGGTCAGCAGATTCTTGATCGTGTCCTGGCTGGCCTGCGAGCTGATCTTCTTCATGTCGATCAGCCCGTTTTGCGCCGCAGCCTTGATGGAAGCCGCGACGCCAGGCATGTCCTCACCAAACCCGGCAGCGAACACGGAGCCGGACAGCTTGCCGATTTCCTTGGCCTGGGCGGGGGTCGCCCCGAGCTGGGCGGACAGCTTGGCGTCGATCTTGCCCTTTTCGATGGCCGACGCGATCGCACCCATCAGCACAGCGCCGATGGCGACACCAGCCGCCGCTGCCCCCGCCTTGACCTTGTCAAAGCCCTTGGAGGTCTTGTCGCGTGCGATGATGTTGAAGATGAGCGCGGTGTCTGCCATTAACGCCCCTTGGCCTTCTCTGCCTCTTCTCGGATGCCGGTCACTGCCGCGACCGCCTGGTCCCATTCACGGACCGTGAGCCGATCCTGCTCTCGAGGGTGGATGTGCAGGTGGTACGCGACGTCCAGCCAGAACTCCTCGGCCTGCCGGGTCACTGAGGTTTTGGGAGGTCGACTGGCCCCCCCTCGAGCTGCAGCTTGCCGTCGATGATCGAGACGTGACCGCCGTCGTGGCCCTCGCGCTCCATGGCGTCGGCCATGTCCGCCTCGAACTGGGCATTGAACGCTTCGCGCGTGTCGGCGTCCAGCTTCATGCGCTTCACCCGTTCCCAGAGCATCTTCAGCTCGGAGGTGCCCATCTCCGTTTTGAGCTGCCGCACCCGGAAGTCAGGGACGTCCTCGTACCGCACCTTCGGGTGCACCTGCTTGAGCATGTACCAGAGCAGGACCGCACGTGCGGCGATCTCGCCGATCATCAGCGCTGCGCGCCACTGGTCGTATGAGCCCCTGGCGTAGTGCTTCTCGATGAGCTCCGCATCCTTGCGGAAGACGTCGTCCGGGTCGAATTGCCAGACCTGCGGTTGCTCGCCGTTTTCTGGATCCCACGTTACCTGCACGGTCTCGTCCTTCCCTAGATGGCGTGGATCTCGGACGCGAGCCTACCAGCCGTCTCTTCAAGGGCAGCGACGATCTCGTGACGTGCCTGCTGCGTGTCGTGCGAGGTTGCCTGCGAGTCGAACCACTCCACGGGGCGGATCTGCTGGTGCACGACCTCGCCCCCGAGCGTCTTTGGGTTCCAGCCCTCCGCACGGTTGAACGCCCGTCCAGCCATGTTGAAGCCTCGGGGCATGGATCGGGCGCGCTGGACGATTGACACCCCGCCCCGATCGCCCGACCACCGGGTGGTCGCCTTGATCTGCCTGGCGATCGCCTGGCGCATGCTGGCACCATCGTGCCCCGAGGAGTGGAGCCGGAGTACAGCTGCGCGCCGCTTGGCGACCATCGGCTGCATGATGGTTCGCAGCCGCTTGCTGGTGTCCCGCTTGATCTGCTTCGCTGCCTTGTCCGACTTCATGACGCGCCCCAGGGCCTGCATGGCCCTGCGGATGTCCTTGTCGTCCATCTCGATCATTGTGCCACCTCGAACCCAGGGGATACGATGGGGGTATGGATGACAAGCGCTGCAAGAGCCGAGACCCTGCGAGCAACCTGCCGTGTGCCCGACGGGTCACCCACACCCGACACGCCAACTGCTCTATCTGGTGGGACGACGATGGGGGCCGGGGCGTACTAGCGGCATGGCCGCGAGAGGGTGTCCCGCTTTTCCCCCCGAATTAGCGTAGGCTGGGGGGTACCGGCGTACCCCCCGCCCCCGCCAGGCCCTCCGTGGGCTCACGGAGCGCCGAATCACGTGCTGGTGGCGCGAGCCAGCGGACCCGATCCGGGGAAGGTGACGTCGACCTCCGCCACGTCGCCCACCGAACCGGCGATCGGCACCCATTTGTTGATCAGAATCGAACCGGAGTACTGCGGGTTGGAGGCCGAGACGGCGGACTCCTGCGCCCTGGCAGCGAACGTGACCACGGAGCGCCGGAGCCCCCACATGATCTCGTCAATCTGGTTGTCCGCGTAGTCGTTCAGGAACGTGATCGAGGCCTCGAACTTCTCGAGGCCGCCGAGGAGCTCCTCCGCCCCGCCCGACCCGAAGTTCGTGACGGCTTTGTCCTCGAACTCGTCGCTGAGTTCGATCTTCGAACACCAGTCCGTGAGGTCGTTGTTCGCGATGCTGAGCTGCGCACCGAGCAGTACGATCTTGGTCATAGTCGGGACTCTCCTACTCGATGCCCAATGAAACGAGGAAAAGGAAGCTCGGGTTGGTCCCGGAGATGGTCCACCCCACCCTCCACCAGTCGTCGGTAATCGGACCGGCGATGCGCAGCGGCTCGCCCCCCACAGCCGTCTTGGCCGCAAAGGTCCCCTGGGTGGTCGGCGAGGCAAAGCCCGAGCCGTTATCCGACTGGACGGTCACGGTGATGGTCGGCACAGCCGTTCCGGACACCGAAAGGACGTGCAGGTTGGCGTACATGTACTCGTCACTCGCGACAGCGCCGAGCTGCAGCGCAGTGCCGCTACCGTTCGCCGTCCTCGGCACCCCCGACGGGTGGGCCGACATGCCCCGAGCAAGCGGCCAGGAGCCCTTGGCATCGGCCGTCCACCCGGCGACCTCGCCCACCTGGCCCCAGATCGACGACTTGGTGCGCAGCATCTTGGTCAGGTACATGAGATTGCCTGCGGCAAGGTCCGAGTCGCCTTCCGGCGCGACGCTCCAGGGCTCGAGGACTCGACGATTCGCCCACATCTCGTCGTCGATCATGGACGGGTCGCCAGCTTCCCACTGGCCCTCAGCCGAGGCCATCACCTTGCCGACACCGGCGATGACCGTCTCAGCGCCCCCGGAACGCCAGTTGGTGGTTGCCTTGGCTTCCCACTCTTCGCTCAGCTCGATCTTGTTGCCCATGCCGGACAGGTCGGCACCGCCGACGAACACCCGCGAGTCGAGCAGAACCAGCTTGGCCATCTCACGCCGCTCCAATCACGAAGACGTCGATCTCGACTCCATAGAACTTGGAGATACCGACTTCAAACAGGCGGTTACCCCGCATGCGCTTGACCTGGCTCGCGTGGACTGTTCCGTTCAGGGTCGGGTTGTTGCCGATCGCCTGGACGATCGAGTTGGCCCCCGACCCGGCCATGTAGGCTCGCATCTTCCGCAGGGCGTACTTGTCAGTTGACCGGGCGACCAGGATGCGGCAGGTGATCGTCGCCTGGTCGTTCCCGGTCCGTGTGGTCACGCCTGCGCCGCGCGCTCTGCGGAAGGTCGTATCAAGCTCGGCGTCTATCTCGCCGACGTAGAAGGCCTCCGACGGCAGCGAATCCGGCACGTAGTCCAGCGCGTTGATGCCTGCCGTCTCCGCGATCGACTCGAGGGCCAGCGCAATAGCGTTCCAGTCCATCAGCCGATACCCGCCCTCATGAAGCCGCCGCCCTTGAGGATGGACAGCACGTCAGGATCAAGCGGAGGGATTCGCGTGATGCCCCACTCCGCCGACCCGGCGACGCCCTCCGGGCTACCTTTACGATTGTAATACCGGTGGGCCTGCATCTGGTTGGCGAGGACGATGTCGCTCGGCACGCTGGGCCAGCCCCACTGGGCGGTCACGGAAAGCGTGCCGTAGTTGCCGTACGAGCTGCCACCCGGCAGCCGGATCGCTGTCGCGGGCTCGCCAGCCGAGATGGCGTCTTCCGGAAGCAAGACGGGGCTGGAATAACCCGACACGAGGAACCCTGTCGCGGAGGCGATGCCGTCGCGCAGCAGCACCTTGTCGAAGATCCACCCTGCCGTCCGGACCCGGACGATGCTGCGGGACACGTCGACGGTGCGAGCCTCGGCGGCAGTGGTCTTCCAAAAAGTCGGCCAGCCCGATCGACGCTCGATCGACCGGGCTGCCGCCTTAATGACACGGTCGATCAGCGCATCCTCTGCCGTGTTAAGCAGCTCGATACCCAGCACCGCTTTGAACTCGTCTCGAGTGATGTACGGATCGCCAATCGCCATGTCTCACCCCCGGAGGTCTGCCAGGAGGGTAGCATCCGAGGCCAAGCCAGAGGCCAGCCACCCTTCAAACGCGAGCCTGTCGCTGGTGTACTGCGACGCTCGATTGACGCGGGCGTACTGGTCGTCCATCTGGCCTTTGCCCGCAACCGGGTGCATGTGCTCCACGAGGATGTGCTCGTCGTAGTAGAGCGAATCGACGTGCTCCCCGAGCGCCTTCACGGCGTTGTCGCAGTACAGGTGTTGCACGGGGGCAGGCACCATTCGCCCGAGGGCGTCGATGACCCGACCGTCCATCGACCACCAGGTCGGCAGCCGCTTGTCCTGTATGCCGTCGCGACCGTAGACGATCAGCCGTTCGCTGCCGCCCATGGCACCACGATGGTCGGCGATCAGCGACTCGGCCCATCCAGCAGTGCGCGGGATGTGGTCGTCGCCCATGAAGGCGAGGTACCTGTACCCGAAGTGGACGCGCAGCCCCGTCGCCGTGTCGTTCAGCTTCGGGACCAGCGGCTTCCACGTCGGAACGATGTGCAGCCGCACCTTGCCCGAGTGGGGGTCGAGCTGCTCGGTGTACTCGGACAGCCGGGCATCGTCGGCATCCAGGACCCACCAAAGGTCGGCGGTGCGCCACGCGTCGGTCCGAGTCCACGCGTCGACCACCGACGCGATATTCTGCGGCCTGCTTCGGGTCGGCACGATCACCGCAAGCTCACTCATGGCGTCTCCACCACCCGCAAGGTGAGTGCGAAATCGAGCTGATCCCCTCGGTCGCCTCGTCTCGCCAGAACATGCCGCTGCTCTGGCCGAGCGGATCGTCGAGCTGGGTTCGGATTGCATGCAGCGGTCCGCCATGCGTCGGGATACCCGTGCCGCCCCGAGCCGCTTTCTGGGCTGGCCACATGTCGAAGCAGCCATCCTCGACCACGAGGTAGCATCCCGGTGACACGAGCAAACCCAAGACGGCGATCTCGGCCTGCACGTGGGGACTGACGTGATCCGAGTCGAGGCTGACCATCACGCGCTTGCCCTTGGCCAGCTCGTACACCTCCCGAATGACCCGGTCGGAGATCGACGATCCCCGTATCCACTTGATGTGGGGCGACCGGATCGGGGGGTCCACGGTGGGGTTGAACTGCGGCGCGATGTCGATCGAGATGACCTGGAGGTCCAGCTCCTGGTGGAACCAGCACGCCGAGCCACCCGAACGGGTGCCCGTCTCGATGATCAGGTCCGGCTGGCTCATCTCGACGATCTGCGCGTACCGCTCGAGGTCACTCCAGTGCTTCTGCACCTCGACGTTGTCTCGAGTCCAGCTTCGAAAGTCGCCGGTCTCGAACGTCGCCCAGGTCGCCTCGCTGTCCCAAGAGCTCAGCGGCTTAATCACTGAACACCTCGCCTCGAGGCTGGTTGCTCTCCTCGAGCCCATCCCATTTGGCGTGCTGCGTCTCGTTCGCAGCGTCCATCATCGCCTGCATCGGCTCGCGGTCCGGCATCGGGTAGTCGCCCGCACCGAGCCACAGCTCCTTATGGTGCGTCACCTGAACGCCCGTGTGCACGAAGACCGGGATGCCTGCCTCGTTCAGTCGCCAGCAGAACGAGAGGTCCTCGCTGACCTGGGTCCCGTCTCCGTACTGCACGAAGTCGAACCACCGGTCACCGGCGGTCCGCCGGATCCGCTCCAGCGCCGACCGGTGGATCAGCAGGAACGCCGCTCCCGTACCGGCGACCTGCACCAGCGCGTCGGGCGGGTAGATGAAGCGGTTGGCAAATCCGACGCCCTGGTCCTTATTGCGGGCGAACATGAAGAGGGTCGGTACCGGCATGACCCGCTGGCCACCGTAACCATCCGGGCCGATGTGCTTCATGGCGAAGCAGAGGCCACCGACGACCGGTCGGGTATCGCGGTCGGCAGCGAACAGGAGCCGCTCCATCGAGTCCGGGCGGAAACCCATGTCCGTGTCAATGAAGAACAGCCACTCAGCATCCGTCTTGTCCAGGAAGTGGGTCGCCGCCATGTTGCGACCCTCGACCAGGCTGTTGGGTCCGGAGCAGGAGACCCCGTACGGCATCTGCCGGATCAGGTTCTGCCCGATCGACTTGTCGTAGGCGATCAGGTTCATGAGGCTCTGGTGCCAGGAGTGCGACACGCGGGAGGAGTGCAGGTACGCGATCTGCACCCCGCCGAGCTCGGATGCCTCGTCCGGTACTCCCGCGCCTTCTCCCGCGAACTCGCGGGCGCTGGCCGGTATATCAGTGGGGGCGAGGGCTGTCTCGTCCTCCGTAGCCCTCTCCGTCATTGATCCGAATCCGTCCGATTCCGGGGAGCGCGGGTGTTGCGGGTTTCGCCCGGAGCGCGCGTCGCCCTCTCCACCTGGGGCGGAGTGTTGCTGGTCGACAACTCCGCGACCGGAGCCAGACCCTGGAACAGGTCGGGGCGCTCCAGCACCAGCGGGTGGTCGTCGTCGGCGGCTTGACCCTGACGGAGCAGGATCTCGCCACCCGACCAGGCGACGATGCCCGAGAAAGAGCTGTACTTCACGGTGACCCTCCAAAGGTCTCTCGTCCCGAGATTGCTCGGATACCCCTATCGTAGCCCACTGGCCCCCGCCCCCAGGGACGAGTCTGGAAACGGGAGCCAGTGGGTGCCACGTGGGCGGGGGACCCGGGGTCTTTGGTCTGTGGTCGAGACTCGACGTCTAGACTCGCGACCGGCCTTCCCGTTTACCCTGATCGGAAGCCACGCCGTTCGGGGTCCCCCACGTCTTACGCCGAGCGGTTGGTCAGGAGCTGGAACGCCGTCGGGTCCACGACGTCGGAGCCGATGCGCGCCCAGGCGAACCAGCCACGCTGGCCGGTCGGGCGGTTGTTGGTGACGTCGAACAGCATCGGGACGAACTCGATGTTCATGCCCGCCCGCTGCGCGACCAGGAAGCCCTGCCAGTTGCCGACCACCGCCCAGTTCTGCGTGCCGGTGCCCGACGTGAAGTCGACGAAGTAGTCGTTCATGTCGTACTCGCGACCGAACAACGAGCCGATGCCGAACTCGGTCAGGTTGACCGTGAAGTTCGGGTCGAGGGTGCCGAGCTGCCGGATCGCGTTCTGGGTCTTGGTCGAGGACATCCACGCGGTGGAAGCCTTGCGACGGTGCCGCTGCGGGAGCCGCGCCCACATGTTGTAAATGTCGGCGGTCGCGATGGTACCCGCCGTCGCCACCTCGGTCGACACGTCCGGGTTGGTCTGCGCCGCGAGGCGAGAGACCACACCGATCGGGGTGTCCGCGCCGGTACCGATCGTGAGCTTGTCGGCCAGCAGCTCGTCGTAGCCGGAACCCAGCAGCTCCGCCATGCGCTCGGCGAAACCGGGCCAGTCCTGCCCGATCTCGATCGAGAACGGGATGAAGCCGTCGGCACGGTGGGTCGGCACCTCAGGCTGCGCGATCGTCGGGGAGTTGTCCGTGGAAGCCGACGCCTCGGCTCCGAACTTCCAGGACACACCCGCCGAGGACAGGCCCTTCCACGTGTCGTTGGTGATCGTCTCGACCCTCGCCCGGTTCAGGATCGGGTTGTCCGAGCCCTGCGCGGTGAGAATGATCGTCGGGTCGATCACGACCGGCACGGCGAAGCCACCCGACGCGTCGGTGCCGATCGACATGGCACGCTTGAGGTAGTTGACCTCGCGGACAGCCCGACCCTCTTCCGGGCTGAACACCGGGGCGAGACCGGACGCGGCCTTCTGGAACGCCGACCGGTAGTGCGGGTTGGACGTCGCGACCAGGAAGGCCGCGATCAGCTCGCCGTCGGTGTCGCCGTCCTTGCGCCGGGTCAGGTTGTCCAGACGGGCACGCTGGTCCTTGGTGAGGTGCCGCTGGACCTTGGGGTTGTCCAGGAGCCGGGCAGAGCGCTCGTACCACTGGTCGGCCGAGTCCTCGTAGCCGACCTGCCGGTAGTCGACGTTCCAGGCGTCCATGCCGGAGTCGGAACCGGGCTTGACGTTGACCGAGCCGTAGTGGGAGCGGGCTGCCTTGACCCTGGCCTCGCGAGCCTTGCGCTCCTCGATCTGGCCCTCGATCGCCTTCTTGCGCTCCTCGTTGGCCTTGAACTCGGCGTCGTAGTCACCGAAGGTCTTCAGGTCGGCAGCACGCTGCTCCTGAGTGCGCCCCTCGGCGTCGATGTCCTTGTTGACGGCTTCCATCAGCTCGAGCAGCTCGCGCTGCCGAGCGACCAACTGCTCCAGCTCATCCGGCTGTCCGCCGAGCTGCTGCCAGATCGGCGCGCCGTTACGGCGGTAGCCGATCAGCTTCTGCCGCCGGGGCGGCAGGTAGGGGGTCATGCCCTTCATCGGTACCCTGCTTTCATCTGGTCGAGTCGGCGAGCACGGAGTGTCGCCATGCGCTGTATCGCTGCCTCATCGACCTGACGGCTCGGCGCGGGTGGTGCGTCGAGTGCCGGGGTACCGGGCTTGAATTCGGCCGTCTTGTGCAATGCACGGAAGGCTTCGTAGGATCGTATCAGAGTCTCGTAGCGCCGCGCATCGCGGGCTTGAAGGCGTTCCATCCAGCCGTCGGTGCCACACCGCGACCTCAACCCCGCTGTGGCAGTGGGCGAGGCTGGCCAGGTGACCGGACCTGCCTCGAACGTGCGCACCTCGAGGATGTCCCGCTCCGGCAACCCCTCCGGGTTGGACTCGCTCGGCTCGGGCTCGTTGCGCCACGTCTCGTTGATCACCTCGAACATGAAGCTCGAGCCGAGCGCCCGAGCCTCCAGGAGGGGGCGAATCTGCTCCCGATTGTAGTCCGTGTTGATCAGCGGACCCTCGAGCTCCGGTCCGTGGTAGTCCGCAGTGTTCACCTCTGCAAAACGGTCCGGCACAGCCAGTGGCTTGTCCCCGATGCTGAGGTCAGCCCCGTGATTGAACAGCATCTTGGTGCTGAACGTGCCATCGCTCCGCTTCGACTCGGAGATCGTCTTGCGGAACGCACCGGGCTTGGTCTGCTCAATGAACCGTCCCTCCCACCACGAGTTGATCTCGTAGGGGGTGTTGAACGGCGAGAACTGCACGTTGACCCGCCCCAGCTCGCCTTCCTGCGCCGGATCGGCCGGATCGGCTCCGTCGTCGCGCCGTGGAACGAACAGACCGGTCGCACGGAGTGCCAGACCCGAACGCACGATCGGGAGGCCTTTGATCCTCACTGTGTTCCTCCTGTCGGTTGAGGGTCCGCTCCCGGATCGGCTTCCGGATTCGGTGGGTCGGTGGGGGCGGGTGCGGGCGGCTTGAGCGTCAACGCCATCGGCTTCTTGCCCCAGTCGACGGGCTGGTCGTTGTTGGCGGCCCGGATCTCGTTGATGACGTACGCCCCCGTGTCGAGCTTAAGCTTGTTGACTGCCCACTTCTGCATCACGTTGGTGTCGAGGAAGGCGTCCCTCTCGAACTTGACATACTGGGGCCGAGGCAGGAACGCCGAGTAGATCCGCTCCATGCGCCGCAGCCAGCGATCCGCCGCGTACTTCAGCAGGGAGATGTCGCGGTCGACCATGTTGGAGTAGGTCATCGTGGTCCCGGTGTCGTACCCCAACACCTCCGCGACGCCCGCACCCATGATGCGCGCTGCCTGCGCCTCGCTGAACCCCTGTGTCTCGAGGAACTGGCTCTCCTCTGGCGCGACCTGAATCTGATCGTAGGACCAGCCCCGGCCGAGCACCACGGGCTCGCGGGTACCAAACAGCGCTGCCATAAACCGGTCCTTGGCCGTTTGGATGACCTTGGAGTCGCTCATGTCGGCTTCGGAGTTCGACAGGATGCCACCGGGGTGCCCGCCGTCCACGAACCACTGCTTTCCGAAGCGCGTGGCAGCGATCGAAAGACCGAGCGAGTCGGCGTGCATCGCAACCGGGCTCAGACCCAGTAGGCACCCGGCAACCGGGAACGCGCGCCGATGGAACATCCGGTCCGAGTCGACGCGCTGGCCCTGCACCGTCCATACCGGCTCGCCATCCTCAAGGCGAACGCTGACCCGATCCGGGTGGTACAGGTCGACTTGGCGCAGCATGCCTGTCGGTCCCTGATCGAGGATGTTGCCGAAGGCGTTACCCCGAAGAAACCAGGACTGGGTCAGCATGTAGGCCCAGTCCTCGACTCCGTGTCCGTCTCCAGCCGGGTCGAGCAGGTAGCCGGGAGTCGTGCGCTTTTTGCGCTCGATCCCCTCGCCCGAGTAGACCGAGAACGGGAGCTCAGAGACCAGCGAGGCCATCAGGTCGACCCCCGACCGGAACGCGATCGACTGCAGGCTGTTTTCCCCTGCCGACGCGTCTACCTCGGCGTAGCTGCGACCCAGACCGAACTGCAGCCCGGACAGCGGTGAGGTCGGCCAGGCACCGATGTACTCCTGCCGCTCCTCCGGTTCCTTGGGCTTGGAGCCCCAGCCAAACGGCAGCTTCATGCCTTTCGCCTACCCATCTGCCTCAGCCCCAGGAGCCCCAGCGCCCCAGCAACGATAAAAGCCGCCCTGCGGTCGAACAGCCACACTCCATACGAGATCAGGAAACCGGACCCGAGAACTGCCAGGGCAGGCAAGGACATGACAAGCAACCGGACGAGCCAGCCAAGGAACGCGGCGGCTCCCCCGATCGCTCGTGCCCACATGGGTTCCATCCTGGTGGCAGTGTACCAGCGCCCCCCGTCGACCGTCAGAAGATGTGCTGAAGCGGGTCGTAGTCCTCGACGATCGTGTCGATTCGCTCGCGGTAAGCCCACATCCCCAGCGCCCCGCATGTCGCCGGTCCAACCTCCACGCCCTGCTTGTGGTCGAAGGTCGAGCCTCCGGCCAGGGGGCGGGGCGGGACCGACACGGCCGAGTTCAACGGGACCTCGTTGTGGTGCAGCAGGTCGCCGTTGTTGGCCGCGTCGACCAGCATGCCGAACGCTGTGGCCACGTTCTCCATGGTCGGGATGATCAGGTCACCCCGCTTCGGCTTTTCAGGATCGTCGGGCAGCTTGATCCCGTGCTCCTTCAGCTCCTTGATCGTTGTCTCCCCTCGAGCATCGACCGTGAACGCAAGGGGCGCATATTGCGCCTTCAGCGCGAGCAGCCGGGGAATCAGCCACTTGGTCCCCGGCTTGTGGTCGGCGATACCGAGCCGCCAGTACCCGCCGATCTTGCCAACCCACATGATGGTTGCATGAGTGCGACGGGCGTTGACGCCAAACGCGATGACGATCTCTCCTGGCACTTCGGGCTTCGCTGCCTTGCGCGATGCCCAGATCGTCGGGTCGATCGAGTTGTCGTCGGCCGAGCGTTCCTGCGGCAACCACATGCCGTTCCGCTCCTGGGCAAACCGCATGGTCAGGCCGAGCTTCTTCAGCTCGCTCGCTGCCGCTTTCTGCCGGATACCTGTACCGTTCGGTCGGCTCACACCCATGCTGGGGTTAGTGGCCCGGTTGGTCTCCGGGGTGCCGACCACTTCCTTGAACTCAGGCGTGGATGGGTCGATGTAGTCGATGCCGTAGTCGAACCAAGCGGTGGTCGGGTCGCATCCCTCGCCCGAGTTCTTGATCTGGTAGATCCACGCTTTACCCGTCCGGGGCGGGGTGCCAAAGAACCAGATCTGCGGGTCGATTTGGGCAGACATCGTAGGCAAGATCGTCTGCATCAGGTCGCCAGTGAGCTCCTGCGCCTCGTCCATGACCAGCTTCGGTGCCGAGAACCCGAGGCCCTGCTTGCCTGCCCGCGCAAGGAATCGGAGACGGGCGCTCTTGTACTTGCGGTTGAGCTCGATGCCCTGTCCATGCGTTCCGGTCCACACGCGTTTGACCGTCCGACCGAGGATGTCCTCGTTCTCCTCGAAGAGAGTCTTGATCCGAACGAAACCCTCCATCGCCGTCGAGTAGAGGTGGGCTGAGTGGACGACCAGCGGGATACCGAACAACCACAGCCAGCCGACCTCTAGCGCCATGATAATGTCACCCTTGCCGTTTTGGCGTGACACCCAGCACCCACACGTGTCGGCGGCCATCTCGAGCCGCCCCGTCTCCACGTCGCGGTTCTGGCCGAGCCCTCGTTCGATGATCCAGGCCTGCCAGGGGTCGAGTGGACGGCCGAGCTGGTACATGAGGTCGATGACCTCGGAGCCAGCGCTGGTCAGGTACTTCGGGTAGTTTGCGACCCGAGGCAGGATCAGCTCACCCGGATTGACGTTCACGGAGCTCCTTGTTTCGTCTCAGGGCAGCCAGCATGTCCTCCGGGTCATCGCCACCGTGCGCCGGAGCGGGTTGAGCTCCCGGCTTGATCCCTGCCTGCCTCAGCTCACCATACAGCGTCTTGAAGACGATCATCGACTTGCGCTGCTCGTCCAGGATCCTGTCCACCGACAAGTGGACCTGACCCATCTCGTCGAAGACGAGCGATGCCCAAGCCTCCCTGCGACCGATCGCCAAATCGTGCAGGCGGTCGAGGACATCAGCGCATCGAGCCAATTCGCGCACCAGGGCCTGGGCAGACGCGTCGAGCCGATCGGCACCGAATGCTACCCAGATCGCTTTGCCTGTGGCCTCGAGGTCAGCCGACATGGGAAGGCCAGACCAGAGGCAGCGAAGCAGCCGACGGACGGGACCCCGAATCGGGCACCCTGTTCTGGTCGGGCTCCGGTGGCCCGTACGTGGACGGCAGGACGGTCGCCCCCCCTCCGGTACCCCCCCGGTCGTCCCGGTTCGCCCCCTGACCTCCGAGGGCCATCAGCAGTACCACCACGAGCAGGATCCCGCCGAGCAGGGTGATGGCCGCCCCGATGGCCCAGCTTGGAACGTCGGCTCCGTCCGGGTGCCACGACTGCTCGCCGAGTTCGGCTCCACAGTCGATGCACCACCGTCCGTGCCCGTTTGCGTCGTACACGTAGGCAGCGTGACGCCCGCAGCTTACTCCGTCGCGGTGGTAACGCTCTTCGGGCGTCAAGGGGGTTCGGATTTTCATGTGACCATTCCCTCTCGCAAGGATATCGTGGTTATTGGGGTCCCGCCCCCAGGTTGCCCGCACACACAG